TAACTGTTGCGCTAGGTGTCGCTGCTTTGCTAGTCACTGTGGTAGACATGGTTTTGCCTTTACTTCCTGGGCTTTTGCTTTTGGATAATGGTTGGTTCTCTTTGGATACAGATAGACTCTTACTAGAAACCAGCTTCAATTTTCTGGAAAGCTTTTCTGTCTTCGGTAGTGTCTTTTTTTTAGTGCCTTTTCTTTTGCTAATTCCTGCTTCCGGTTGACAATACCCATATTTAGTAAGGGTTCTGGTCTTTGGGTTTACCTCTGTAGCACAAATCGCACCTTTATCAGTGTCAACACATTTATCGTGTGTCTGTCTTTTATATTTGAATGGAAATATACACTCACCTTCCAATACTTTCGCGTTGCGTTCTACTTTACCTTTTGTATTAATAGCTGTAGCACGCATTATATTAACTATTCTGAAAAAATTTATAAAAGCCCAACAACTCACAAAATATATGAGGTATATATAAGAAACTGTATTATGTATCCCGATTATATGTTCCCCAATACAAGAATGGAAGGCTATTTGAGTCAGAAGAGTTGGAAGAATGATAGACTCAAAGAAGATATTGAAATCAAGTATAACAAAGACGATGATAATGTTGCTTTTATGATTCGTGATGGTGACAAAGTAAGTGAGTATGATGGTCCAGTGGAAAATGTATTGACTGCATTTTTAGAAGAACCAGCTAGCAGCTTCCTTTTAGATGAAAGAATATCTGCTATGTTACGTGATAGTAAAGCAAAACGCGTAACAAAACCAAAAAAGGCTAAGAAAGCAACTAAGAAGTCAACTAAAAAAGCGAAAAAAGCTAAGAAAACCAAAATTACCAGAAAAGAGCGTAAGCGAACAGCAAAGAAGCCAAGTTCACTCAAGAAGAGAACGCCTAAGAAGACAAAGAAATCAAACAAGTGTGTATGCAGCGTTTCATTAAATGTGAAATGAGATATTAATGCCTTATTACGTAATATGATTATAGAACATATTACATAGTAACGTGAACACGATTAATCAACTAACACATCGGTTTGGTATCTCAGATATCAAGAATAATTCCTCTGAACTCAACTTTATTTCTCTGCGATTATGCTTGTATTGTTCTTTACATGATTTATCCATTCTTGACAAAAAGCTCTTCGATACATATAACAACTTGTGCTTTGGAGACGTATACATGGTATCCACAAAGACTCCGCTTTTAAATGTAGCAAGACGTTTTAGAAAATAGGCACAGTTCATAGACACCTCATTCGCATCAACTTCAGTAGAATCGTCAAACTCACATATTAATACACATAACTGTCTTCCAATATGTTTTCCGCGATTCTCAAATTCGTGAATGAAATATCCAGAACCATCATTTTCATAAACCGCTTCAAGCAAAGCAGTCTTCGTCTTGGCAATGTCTGTTTGCTTACGCATATCAAACACAACCTCAACCACGTATCCCATCTACTATATATCAATATCTAAAGTCCTGAAAATTGATTCATTCTTATGGTAAGGAACTCAATAAACATAATAAGAGTTATACAGCAATTACCTAGTAGTCTTGGCAATAAAGTTTACAAAGAATACGTAAATTTCCAGTATTTACCTTCACTATGTTGCGTTTGACATCTAGACTTATGAGCAATAATACACTGTTAGAAACGATAAATCCTCATCCAAGAGATGAAAATATCTTATTTGATGAACCGAGCCACGTATATACAATTCTTGGGGATAGTGGGACTTCTTACAAGAGCGTAACTACTTTTGTCCACTCATTATTTCCGGAGTTTGATGCTGATACGATTATCGCGAAAATGATGTCGTCTCCATTTTGGAAAAATAATAAATACTACGGTAAAACAGTCGATGAAATTAAAAATGACTGGGAGCGTAATAGGGATGAGTCAGCACAACAAGGCACAGATATGCACGCAATGATAGAAGACTTTTATAATTCTAATTGTGATGAAGCAGTCCTAGACGTCTCTAAGAAAGAAACACAGCATTTCCTGTCTTTTCGCAAGGATTTTCAAGCAACGTTTGGCAAAGATGTCAAACCATATCGTAGCGAATGGCGTGTATATGAAGAAGATTGGAAACTAGCAGGTTCAATTGATATGATCTTTGAAAGTGCTAACAAATCTTTAATTATTGTAGATTGGAAACGATGTAAAAACATAACAAGAGACTCTTATTCTGATGAGAAAGCTTTATCCAAACACATCAATCATTTGCCAAACACTAACTTCTGGCATTATAGTCTACAGCTGAACGTATATAAGACCATTCTTGAGAGGAAATATAATCAGAAAGTGACGAATCTTATACTTATTAATTTACACCCAAATAATGCAATGAACGATTATGAATGGTTTGATGTTGATATTTTACCAGAAAGCTTGATTGCCAAACTTGTTAATGATTCAAACAAAAGATAGTTTCCTTTGAAAGACATTTAAAGTATGATATGTTATAACAGTATTCTGTGTCTAGAATTACGATTGTAGCGAAAAGAAACACGAAAATGAGTCTGGACGAATGTTATTCAAATACTTTAGATGTTGCACAACAACAATCACCTTCTATTTTTTCTGATTATCTTAGAATATATATGCGGTCTCTACCGTCTCTTTATAGAACGTATGTAAATGGCATATTTACTCGTAATACAACAGTTGTTCGAGATGGCGAAGAAGTAGAGCGAGGGATTGGTGCATCAGCATGGTTGGCAGCAATAGGCATTTCTTTGCCAATGATTGCCTATTTGGGCAGGAAAATTTATCATTTTGCTACAAAACAGAGAACATCTACTACAGAGACTCCTTATGAATATCGTTATATTGACGAACTTGATGCTTTGCTTGAGCATAAGCTAGACTCTCTCAATGAGCCAGAACTAGCAGTGGATACATCAGTGAAAGTTGGAAGTCTTTTGTTCTCTCTTTCTGCTTGGAAACTATTATCAAGGTGTAAAAGGAAGAAACTAATTCGTCAGGAGTTAGGATATCACGAGTTACCAATGATTAGAGAACCATACACTGAGATTCCAGATGAGGAGTTTGATTACGAAAATTCATATGTAGAGGAAGAAACACCAGTTGGAAAGGTTGTAATGCGTTATTGTCCCGATACTGAATCTTTTTGGTGGTATTCTAATAACAAGAGTCTGCCATATAAGTATCTTGAGACGGTAGCTCGTTCTTATGTCATTCAATACAGGCGATTGAATGTATTTGTAGACATCCGTGCAGAACTGAAAGCAGGATATGAAAGAGCCAAACAAGAAGCAGAGAGGGAAAAGTTAGAGGCTAGTGAAAGTGAAGATAGCCAAACACAAAAGCGTATTTATGCGAAATTCAAGAAATATAATCAGAAATGTTCAAAGTTACAAGCCAACCGTGGTTCTAGCAAATTCCAGGTCGTAAAGGCAAGAGCGAATAGGTATAGTTATAAGGGACGTTATGATGATTGGAAACCCGCGAATAACACAGATACATGTAATGTTGACGATATTACTACTACAAATCCACAAACTAGAACGATGACCTATGAAGAGTGGATGCGTAGCCAAACGCAGTGATATTGGCTCCTCAAAATTTAAAAATCATAAAATGATTCGAGTAAGATTTTATTAACTAGAATATATGTTCTAACTAATAAAAACTCGTAGCATATAATAGGTATGAATCGTTTGACAAAAGTAAAGCCTCCAATAGCATTATATGAAGCAGCATCTACACTTGCGTTGCTTACAGCAGCTGCATTAGAGGGTGCTGGTTTGGCAATGAAGGAAGCAATTAAAGAAGGTAAGATGTCAAAAGCAGATGCGAAGAGTGTGATTGAAGGACTAGGAGGTGATTTCGGTATTAAAAATAAGCTAAATCAAGCGACATCACAACTGAGAGCACAAGCACAGACACCTTCAAACCTTATTTCAATGAAGGGTGGTGCTGAGCAACAAGAAACCAGCATAGGGCAAACCAATTTGAATTTACAACCTGGAGCACAGGAGATTGCCAAAGTAGTAATGGATTTAGCCAGCAAGGGTAAGACGATTATAGGTGATACTGCTGAAGTTGTAGGCAAGACCAGTTATAAAGTGGCTTCTGATTTAATACAAAATGCAATAGATCGCATTATTCCTGTCGACCTGCTAGAGAAACCATACTCTCAGATTAATCCTGAGCTAACTGCACAAGTGCAGAACTTAGGTGAGAACTTGAAGCTCATTGCTCAAGACCCTGAAGCGAGAGCAGCAGTTCAGAATTTGGCGAAGGCAGCAGCAGATGTAGGATTAGAAGCCGTTGATGCTGTAACCCCACAAATTAATCGTTTGGTAAACAAAGTTTGGGAAGTTGCCAACCGTGTAGGTACCAAGTCCGTGCGCAATGCCATGAATATTGGATTGTCTATGTTAATTACAGCTATTTCAGGTGTTCCTGTCGTGGGAGGTGTGGTTGTTGGTAGTTTGGAAGCTGGCAACATCTTCAATAAAGTTGTTGAAACCGGTTCTGAAGCAGTCAGTGGTTTTATGTCTATTGCTAGTGATGCTACTAAAGCGCAAAACATTTTAGCAGATAGCATTGGTAAATCAGAAACAAAATTGGTCAAACCAATTGAACAAGCCAAACAGGCATATCAAAATATTCAACAAAAAGCACAGATGATGAAGCAGAGTGCACAGTCTGTAGCCTCTATGGCACCTACACTTCCAACTCAATCCGGTGGAAAGGCACTCAAAATGAAAAAGAAACGTATTCAGGCTCGTTTGGGTAAGTCAATACGGAAATTCATGAAACCACAACTGAAGAACAATAAAAAAACGAAGCGTGTTCATTTTCGTATCTAGGTTTTAATCGTTTTTCTGATTTCTACTTTTCTTGTTTTGCCATCCATTTGACAAACCCGTTTGACTTCGATATATTAAATGAGCTACCCAAACGTTCCTTAGCAATATCCATTACGAAAAGCTGGTGTTCGCTGAGAGAAGCAAGATACTGATTCACGAGTTCTGTTTTATCCATTTGCAAGT